ACTTTCTGCAGGTTCCTTTTGCCACTGGCCAGAATCGCTGCCTTAATGTCCATCGTTCCCTCAAGTAATGATCGCAAACTCAGCGGCGTACACGGTTACGCCGTTTAAGTTCGCACTGGCACTTACCTGCGTGCATACTGCATCAACTGTCAAGGCCATGCCGCCGCCGGTAATAACCAAAGACCCTGCAGTCCCCCACAGGTTCGTGCTGATTCCGCCTAGCGATTCAAGTGTGACGCTTCCGGCCTCTGCCATGTATGCAGAGTCTCTGGCCATCGTGTAGCCTCCGCCAACGGACCAAGAAAGATTCCTGATCTCGCTGGCTGGCGAGCCATCGAACGAAAACGAAATGCCTTGCGATACTGTCGCCACGGGTTCCTCCCGCAGCTAGCTCGCTGCGACTCGCATGGTTGCGCTGCCGCGAATCACATCGTTGACTGCCAACGTCACGTTTGAGCTTGCAACAGTTGCATCACGCGAAAGAGACAAGCCACCAGCAATGGTGAGCGTGCCGCTTGTGCTGCCTTCTAACTCAGTGGTGCCGATGTAGTCAAAGCTGATTTCGACGCCAGTGTCGTCAACTGTGCCCACAAGTGGAGCATCTTGGCTGGCAAGCTGCTCACCTGTGGTCTGGCCCAGGTGACTGATGTCGATTCGCTCGCGGACATCGTTGTAGTTCAGCGTGAGATTTGTGACCGTGAACGTGGTGCCGTCAAAGACAAGCGTCGTTCCGGATGAATCGTGCGGCGTAGTCGCCATCTGCTATGTCTCCTGCCACCAGATGTCTAGGTCCATTTCGACGGCAAACGCTGGCGGTTTTTCGCTGCCTGCGAGTTGCACGAGCTCGTCGCGCTCTTCTTCTACTGCGACTTGCTTCACCTGTGTATTGTCGAAATAGCCACCGTACCCATCCAGAACACGCCGAACGGCATCTGCCACTAGCCTGGCTTCCTCGAACGTCGCCGCGTAACAGACAAGATTCAGCGTGAGCCGCGGCACGCCTACTGGCACTGTGAATGCCTGCTCACGCTCAGTGGCGGTGCGTCTGGTCACGATAAACGGCAGCGGCGTCTCTGGCGTCGCGTACTGGTTAAACACGCGATGTCCCACGTACTGCGTGACGCTGGCGTCAGAGATCAGGGCGTTTCTGATGTTTTTGTCTGGGTAGCGAACTGCCATTACTGAGCCTTTCCGCCGCGAAACGGCCTGGCCATTTCCTTTGTCGCATTCAGAATGCCAGCAGCCATTTCCTTGATTGTGTCTGCCTTGATTTGGCTTTTCTGGCGTGCGTATGCGGTCTCGATAGGTGGCGTACCCGACTTGCCGCCCACGGGCATTTTCCCAAGGTCGACCTGTTCGCCAGAAAACGTTCCCTTCAAAAATCCCTTTGGTGGCTTTGGTTTGGTGACAAGAGCACCGTTTTTGCGTCGCACCACTGTGAACGGACGTTGCGAATATGAGGAAGCAACACGGCCTTTCGTCTGCCGCTCCTTCGTGCCCTTTTCAACGAAATGAGCGTGAAAGCCGCGCTCGTTTGCCTTCCTGTCGGAATCAATCTTTCCACGCGGCGGTTTGGTGTAACCAGCGACCGCAACGCCCGCACCGTCACGCACGTATCGCTTGGTTTTCTTTTTGACGGCCTTTTTAAGGTTTCCGGTCGGCCCGCGAGGTGTCAGCTGTCGAATAAGTTTGTATGTCGGGTCGATGGCACGGCCAAGAGCTGCTGCCATATGCTTGGCAGCAATGTTGTTTGGCAGCGACTTGAACGCGTCCTGCAGCTCTTTGAGCGTCGGCAGCTCGATGTCAACTTCCACGCCCATTAGGCAACCTGTTCCTGGCAAATAAGCACGTGCTCGCTGCGATTTCCATATTCCAGAACACTCACAACGTCGAGCGTGCGACTTCGCCACTGAAGCCGCATTTGTGACGTGAGCCCATCGAGGTATCGCAATCGCACTTTGTGCGTGATTTCCACCTGCTGCTGGCCAAACTGCAGGGCCTCGCGGCTGCTGACGCCTTCCACGCTCGCCCACCTGGTCGCGTAGGTGGACCAGCTGAGCTGTGATTCACCCAAATCTGTAGTCGTACGTGTCGGCTGCTGGACGGTCACCCGCTCACGCAGCTGGCCTGGCAAGATCATGCGTAGCTGCCCCACTTGCAGGTATCAAGCAACGCTTTCACGCCAAACGGCACATCCTGCGGCACAGCACCTGTAGCCACGGCGGCCTGGCGGTTTTCGTACAGGTGAGCCACAAGCATTAGGATGGCATGCCGAATTGCCTGCGGAACGTCTGAAGCCGCGGCACCGTACCCAGCCCACCAGGTCACCGTCACGGCATTTGGGTCAGTAAGGTGGCTTGGCCAGGTGCCGTTGTAGACGGTGCGAATCTTGCCAGGCGTGTCGTCGCGGTCGACGCGGTAGCTCGAGCTGGACAGTGTGGTGGTCGTCGGCGTGGCTGTGCTGGCACTGCCAGGGTCGAGAGCGTAGGTCACGGTCGTGGCCGTCAGCGTCCCGCTCGTGGCCATCGGCGGCCGCGGCAGCTCGAACTCATAGGGAAACGTATCCATTCGCAGCGTCAGCTGCTGAGAGACCAGGGCACGATCGAGGTATTCTTCGGCGTACTTGCGAGCCGCAGTGATCAGTGAGCCGATGTAGGTGTCATCGTCGTCGATGTCAACGCGCAGGTGCTGCTTTGCTTCGCTGACGCTGACGGGCTCGACGGCCGGTGCGGTCTCAGTCGTGAGGCTGCGGTATCTCACTGCGTTTGCGTCTCCTGCGTTTAACCGTGGCGGTGCGTGCCTCTGGCTCAGCTGTCGCTGTTTCCAGCAGCTGCTGTTGCGGCTGCGGCACGGCGATGCCACGAGCAATCAGCAGATTCGCTTCACCGTCTCCCAGCTGTGCTGTCTGCCCTCTGCGGTACGCGCGAAAGCTCTGTACAAACTCTATCTGCATCACTGGTCTACCCTCCAGACGCCTTCCGGCGGCTTCATGTTCACACAGAAATCCGTCGCGTGTTGGTTTACTGGTTTTGCGAGCTGCTCTCCTGGCCATGTCACCATGTACTCGCCGTGTCCAAGAATCACGCGCGGAGAAACGTACAGGCGGTTGCCAGCGTTCTTAAACTGCCGCCAAAAGAAAATATCGTCGTCAATCCTGCCGTCGCCCCATTCTCCGTCGTCATTTGGGATGCCTTGAAACCAGGGCTTCGGCATCCGCCTTAGTGCTGCCGTCGATATAAAAGTGCAGCCAAAATGCGCGGTATCGACCTGGCGAACTGGTGCGTTAAACCAATCCCGCGGCACACTGACCTTGGCATCCTCTGGCGGGTTGTCGAGCGTGTCCAGCATGGTCAGCATCGGCCTGCCGTCTTCTCGTTTTGTTTGCAGCCCTGTCACGGCATCGCATTGAAAAGTCATCGCCAGAGCAAGCAGGTGCTCAACGTCTGCCTGGGTAAAAAACGTGTCGTAGTCGATGGTCAGGATGTATTCGCAATCGTCCGCAAACTGTTCCAGCACGCGTTGCAGGCACTGGCCCCAAAATGCACCGGTGACCTTTGTGGGACGGATGCCCAGCGGCATCAGTGCCTGTGCCCATGTAAAGAAGTTGTCCATAAAGCCCAGGCGAGGCACAGACATAACGGCTTCGACACGGACATCGACACGGGATTCGCCAACCTTGACGATCATGTAGCGTTCTCCATAAACAAGACGACCGGGCCGGAGATGGGCCTCCGTGCCCGGTCGTCCTTGTTTACATTCTGCCTAACGTGTCAAGCGTTAGCCGCTGACAAACACGTCAACACCAGCGGCAGTAGCGGCAACAGGAGTCTCCTCCGGCTTGCCAAGCCTTGCCACGCTGACAACTGGCGAAGCAGCATTTGGCGTGGCGTATACGTTCAGGTAACGCTTTTTGCCACGCATGTCGACGTTGAATCGCACCACGCTGGTGCTGGACGTATCCGAGGGTGTCGGGATGGTAAACGAAGTACCACCAACAAACCCAGTCACGTCGGTGTAGCTGCTGGTCGTGTCGCCCTGCTGCAGCGTCAATGCAATCGCAACAGCCGAGTTTGTGCCAGCGGCAGCAACGGGCTCAAAGCACACGTCGATGCTGGCGTAATCGAAACCCAGCGTATCAATCGAGTGCTGATGCGTCGCGTTTGTAGCGATGTCACCGCTCGAGAGCTTTGCTGCGGTCTTACTTCCTTCGAGAGCGTTCATTGGGTCTCCTTCGCTCAGGCGGTGGTCTTGAGAGCAACCATTGGTCCGGCGTCGCTGGTATCACCAAGCGAATGCCAGTTGTAATCTACGCGAATCGTGGCGTACCACGCGGTCTGATCGTAGCGAGCGTATTCATCCACGGTGCTGCGGATGTTGACCTGCTCGCGGATGCCGTAGATGCCAGCCAGGGCTGCGTCACCCACCAGCACCTTCACGACGCCAGCGTCAGTTCCGAGCGTGCTGTCCATCACGAGCGTCTGCACAACTGGCAGCCCCAGGAAACGAGGCAGACCACCGCTGGCCAGGTCGCCAGAAGTGTTGCCACCGCCAGCAAGCTGGAGCCGTTCGATCGAGGCGTGGTAGCCAGCAGGCGAGATGTACCAGGCCGCACCGCCAAGGGCGTAGCGAGGCAGGGCACCCAGAGCCTTGCTGAAGTCAGCCAGGTCAAGATCCTCGAAGGAATCGTTGCCTGAGATGGCATCGACAACGCTGGCAGTGTGAGTGCCGTCGTCGATCTTGGTGACGATGCCTTGGATGCCGCCATAGGTGCTGGTGCCGTCGCCGTTGAAGGCCGCTTCATCGGTTTTCTTGGCGAGCTCGAGCGAGAACTCCTGAACAAGCCAGTCGGCAACCGACACGATTGAATCAGCCAGCAGCTCGTTGGCAACGCGGGTTCCGCATGCCAGCTTCTTGGCAACCAGCTGCACCTGTGTACCGGTCGGATCACTGGTCGTGATCTCGCTCGACTCGCCCACCCAGTAGCCGGTCACGCCCGTCAGACGCTTTGGCACAAGCAGCGTGTCAGACGACATCGGCACAGATTGCATTGCAGACGGTGCCACGCCATACGTCTCGACGTTGCGGATGATCGCGGACGACATTTCCTCTGGCACAGCAAAGCCGCCAGCAGCCATCGTGCTTTCACCCATCGCACGGCTTTCGACGCCGTGGTCGAGGCACCAACGCTTAGCGTTCTCATCGCCAAGGAAAGTGCCAGCAAGCCACTGGCCGCATCGGTAGGCTGCCTCGTGGCTGTCGAACGCTCGCAGCTTTCGTCCTGTGCGGACGGGCTCAATGCGAAGCTCGGCTCGCTCCTCAGCAGCGACCGGCTCCGGTGCTGGAGTGCAGCGGTCGACCACGCTGCGAAGGTTGCCAGCGGATTCGGAAACCTTTCGCTCAAAGTCGAGCTGAGCCGAGATTTCATCGGCCCTCTTGACCAGGGCGGTCAGGTCCATATCGCGAGCAGCGATGTCGCCATCGGTCTCGCATTCCATCGCGCGAACAGCGTCGATGCGGTTGGCCACTTCGGCGGCCTCGTCCTGCAGCTGCTTCAGCTTGTCCATGTCGAGTCTCCTATCAGCGGCGGCATGCCGCATGTGCGATAGGAGTCAGACTAAAACTACTGTTTGCTATCCTTGCAGAGGCGTACTGGAGAAAGTGTTGTGCGCACAAAAACAGTTCCACGAGCACCGCACTTTGGGCAGCGGATGTAACGCTGTTGTTCCGCACCAATAGACCGGCTGGAGCGAGTCACCATCCGTTGCCCGCACTTACACTGTGGACGATCAGCCATGCAGCTTGAGCCTCAGAAGACTTGCGACGCTGGCCGCCACGCCAGACATCACAGAACGAATAGCCACCTTCTCGGGTTCTTCCTGCTCCTGCTCGGCCAACCACGCCTGATAGGAACGCATAGCCACTGTGGCCGAACTGGCCGGATAGGCTGGTGTGAGCACTGGTCCGACATCGTACAGGCCTTTAATCTCCCGGATCTGGCGAATGGCCTTGCCATCCTCGGCTGTGCGAAACGATTCGCCAGCCTTGTCGACGGTGAACGCGAACGAACTGCCGCGGGCGACTTGCTGGCGGCGTCACCACGTATCTCAGGCCCTTTTCGTCGCTGCTCAGTTCCAGCGTGCCGCTCGATGTGCGGCCCAGCACGATGTTGCTGTCATGGTTGAACAATGCCACCACGTCAGCTTTGCCACGCTGGCGGTTGAGGATGCGGTCGAATGCACCTGGCATGATTTCCTCGCGGAAGCCGCCAAGATCGAGGCTCAAGCGGTTATACACGGCTGCATAACCAACGATTGCCGCTTGGCCGTTTTGCCGCGGCTCGATTACGAGCTCGTCTTCAGACTCAAACTCCATCAGCCTGCGTTCGATTTCCATCGTATAGCTCCTGTCAGATTCTGATTCAGCGATGTTCAACGCCACGAGCTGGGCCTGTGCGTTGGCCTCGCTGGCGTGGCAGCCCTCGATACTGCCGTCGTCGTCTTTAATGACCGCCCACGGCCGCGATGCCGGGCACTCGTCGCTTCTACTCACCGTCCACGGCATCAGGCTCCTCCTCGTCTGCTGGCGGCTCGTCTGGCGGTGCTACTGGCTCTGGCGGCTGTGGTGGCTCCGGCGGTGGCTCTGGCTGCTGGTCCATGTCTTCCAGCGTCTGCATGTTCATCTGGATGTAGTGCTTGTCACCTTCCTCGCCAATCGGGTTCAGGTTCTCCAGCTCACGCACCTCGTTAATGGTCATCCAGCCATTCTGCAACGCTGACACGTAGTAGGCAGACCGGCTGGCGTGGTCGCCTCGCAGCAGGCCGCTGACGCTGTGCTCAGCGAAGTAGCGTTCATCGTCGACGATCAGATCGCGGCTGATCGCGGCCTCCCAGCGTTTCAGATGCGGAAGCAAACAGTGCTGAACAAACTCGGTGCCTTGCACCTCGATGTTGCTGTAGGTGCTACGTGTCAGATCTTGGATCATGTGCGGTGGCACGCGGAACGCACGGCAGATCTCAATCACCTGATACTGCCGCGTCTCTAGAAACTGTGCCGCCTCGTTGCTACCGCTGAGCTCGTGAGCTTTGACGCCATTGGGTAGCACACATGTCCTGAATGCCCGGTCGCTGCCGCGGTGGATGCGTTCC